GCCGTTCTTCAACGTGAGGCACATGCTGCCGTTGCTCATGCGCTTGGAAGCGGCCAGCGGAGCCAACGGCGATTTGTCGAAGCCGGTGATGTATTCGCGGAACTGCTGCGAGGCGTCCTTGCCGGTCTGGGCCAGATACCAGACGCGCCGGTTCGGCCCCCACAAGGCGTTGCGGGTCTCGGTGGCGCGTTCGCGCGTGGTCTTTCCCGCCTGCCGTTGCACGGTGAGCACGAGGGTGTCGTAGTAGTAGGTGCCGGTGTCGGGGTCGATTTCACCGAACACGTCGGACACCATGCGCTGCCATGGCAGGAACGGGGTCCCCAACGCCTCGGCTATCCGGGCTTCCTTGCCTCCGTCGCTCGGTCGGGCGGGATTGCGCGGGGTCGCGTAGCGTGGTTTGAGGCTGGGGGTTGGTCTGGTGCTCATTTCGCCATCGCCGCCATGAGTTCCTCCAGCTTGCCGTCGCTGTGGGCTTCGGCGGGGTAGAGGCTTTCGAGCTGCTGGATGTAGCCGAGCAGCGAGGTCATGTTGCGGCTGATTTCACGGCCGCGATTGTTCTGCGCGTCGATGTTCCTGGCGATGCTCAGCATGCTGGAATAGAGGAAGTCGGCCATAGCGTTGTCGGCCTTGCCCTCCCTGAACCGGCTGATGAACTTCTCGGTCGCTTTTTCCTGCGGGCCCTTGATGATTCCGGCGTCCTCCATGCCGTCAAGTCCATGGAACTCACCCATGATTTTGCCTCCAAACCAAATTTGTTGTAGATTCCCTAATTGGCTAACGAATCAGTCCGAAAACGTGGGTGCCGTCCCTGTTTTCGGGCTTTTTTATTTGGTTTGTGGGGATAAGAAAATGGTGGGCGCGGGGTATCGGCGGTGGCTTCCGGCTTAAAAAAACGTGGCCTACCATCGCGGCCTCGGCAGATTCAGCGGCGAAGACTGCGGCAATGGCGTTGATGGTTCGTCATCTCGCAGTCCCAAGGCCGTGAGCCTTGCCCTTCTGGCCTTCTGCCTTGAGTCTATGCCAGCCTGGGTGATGCCGCTGCGATACCACTGGCGCAACGCCGCGAGCTCACGCCTTCCCGCCTTCATCTCCTCCAGCCTGTGAGTCACCGTGGCCTTGCCCGGATCACACACATGGATGTCGTAGTCCAAGGCCAGCCACTCGTCCAACAGGCGGGGACTGCGCTGGGTGCCGGGCAGCACCTTGACCAGCCACAGGCCAACGGGCTTGGCCAGCGTCACCGCGTTGCGGTAGGCTCCCTGCCACGCGCCGGCCGTGAGTTCCCTCACCGCGTCGGGCACTGGCTGGCCTGCGTCCATGCCGGGCATGAGCGCCTTGGCTATCTGGTCGTAGTCCACGATGATGTCGTCCGGCTTCATGTGCTCCATCACCCACGTGGTCTTGCCAGCGCACGGCGGGCCTATCACCGCGTGGATCACGCTGGGCCAACCCGACAGTATCCGCTCACGCCTCAATCCGTTGCAGTGCCTGCACGCGCGGCGCAGGTTCTTGACGATGGTGGGCCCGCCGAACACGTGGGGCACGATGTGGTCGGACGTGTCCCCGACCTTGGTGCATCCCGGCATGGCCAGCCAACAGTCGTTGCCGTACCTCGCCACCACCTCCGCGCTGATGGCTGGCGGCACCCTGAGTCGATGGTCAACGCGCGGCATGCTCACGCCTGAACCTTTCCAGCCCTGCCAGCGGATAGCGGACGGTGCGGGCGGAATAGCGTACGAACACAGGGCCCGCGCCCTTGGCCTGCCTCCACCTGCGCAACTGCTTGTCGCTCACGCCCAAATACTCCGCCGCTTCCTTGGTGGTCAACCACACCTGCATCACCACCATCAGCGGGCCCACGCCTTCAACGACTGGAGCAGGTCGGCACGGTCGAAGACACGACGGCCACCCACACGCTTCGGCTTGAGCACGATGCCCTCGCTAATCAACTGCTGCATGGCATGGTCGCCGTCCGGGTCGGTCGTCGGGCTGATGCGATCCAGCTTCAAAATCCTGATGACGATGGAACGCTCCACGGTGTCCGTGCCGGTGGTGTCATACTCCAGCTTCGGAAGATTCCATTTCACCGCGTTCTTCATGTCCTTGGCACGGATGGCCTTGCTGGTCGCATGCTCACGACGATACTTCTTCTTGACCTTCCTGCGCTTGCGTTCCTCGGTAGAAATGTAATGAACTGCATAGCCCATGATGTTGTCCCCAATCTGTGAGTAGGTGAGTGGATAAGTCTTGTGGATGAAACGTCTTGTGTATTTCGGATGGAAGGAGGTTAGAGCGGGGAACCCTATAGCGGAAAACAGGAAGCCAAAAGGCCTCATGAATTCCAAAGGGTTCCCGCATGTGAAGCATTTCGGCATGGTGCCAAGGCCGTCGCATGTGGTCAGCGGCGCAATGCCGCGACGAAGGTCTGGACGCGCAGCGCTGGCCGTGGCCAGCCGATGGTGCCGCTTTCGTCCCTGGGAACACGCCACACGCCCATAGCTGTAAACCCGCACGCCTCCCCGCTAGGGACGCTTCAACCACCACGCCACACGTGGTGTGTTTGTAACGCGCTGGGCAAGGCGCGGCCGGGTGCTTTATCACGCCTCACCAGCAACCGACCTTCGGCTGGGTCAAGGGCATCTTCAGTTATCGGCAGTCGTCAGTCGTCGTCGGTGAAGAAATCACCAAGCCGGACGATCGCGAGCACCAGCCCGAGCATGAACAACACGAGGGGGCTGAGCAGAATCAGAAGAACGATCTTGATGAAACGCTTCACTGCTCGAAGCATCGCGTGATCTGCCTTTCCAAGTCCTCAAGCTCGACGCCGTTGAACGGGACGCGCACCGTCATGCCGTCCTCCGTCTCGACGATCAGCTCGAAGAAGCAATGCCGTTTGCCGTCCACTCGCTTGACTGTGACGCTCATTCCTGGGCTCCTTCCCATTCACGGCGAGCTCGACGCGCGTGCGTCATCGCCTTGTTGATCGCGCCCTTCATCGCCTGAAGGTCGCCCATGTCCAGACCATCGAACCCGAACGTGCTTCCGGCCACCTTGATGCGGCACTTGAAGGCGTAGGGATTGCCGCCGGTGCATTCCGACGGGTCGATGTCCAGCACCTGGAAGTAATTGCTTGTGCATTCCGGATTGAAAACACTCATTTCACTGCTCCTTCATGGATGGACGGTTAGGCTCCTTCCTCCGCGGCGATAGGCTTGTAATCGCACAAACCAAACCTTTCAAACAACGAAGGAAGGAAGAATAAATGGACGCGGACCTGACACGGTTCGAGCTACTGAGGAACGTCATCGACGCGCTGAAAGCCAACGCACCAGTGGCGAGCGTGGTTATCGCCGTGCTGGCGTTCCTTGTATCGTTGGCCACATACCGTCGCGCATGGCGGTGGCGTTCCGAGGCCGAACCCGCCTTCGTGCAGGTGCAAGGCGACATGCTCCTGGTTCCCGAGTTCAAACGCGCCGGCGTTGACCCGGTTTTCATCGGATGGCTGGCCAACTGCGGGGATGGACGGGCATTCAACGTCAAAGCCATTGGCATAAACTGCGATGCCGAGGTGTGGGACTGCCGGCAGATAGGCGAAACGGTGCTGGGCGAACAAACCAAATGGATCATGACCAACACCGGTCGAATAGTCGAGTTGACCAACGAAACAATGCGATTCTGGGTCACCATCACACCGCCCCGCGATTCGAGTCGCGACATTGAACCCGATCTGACGAAACTAGAGCTTGGAGTGCATTGGGTATCATCTCCAACTCGTCTGCGCCGGTGTCGATATAGACAGTTCCCGTTGCTGGGCATAGAACCATGGAAGTGCGGACCCTTGGAACGACTGCGGAGATGGCATAGGGACAGGAAGGGTCATCGCAGGTTCCATGAACTCGACAGAAAACGGGCTTTAGGACAGAGAAAACTTCTTTCCTAGGAACAATCCGATACGTGCCGTCCGAGAACACCTGTACGGCGTCGTCGGACTGCACGATACCGTCCGAATCCTTGCATCGCCTGCCTTTATAGGAACCGACACCCATGCTGGCAAAAATGCCCTCATTGGCCTCGTACTGTTCAACCACATCATGGTCATAGGGAATACCAAGCCGCTTGCGGTTAACCTCGACCGAATAGACGGACACCCTCAACGAGTGACGGGCCTTGCCCTTCGCTTCCTCTGCGATCGTCCAAGCGTGCCGCGACACCAAGAGCGAAGCAACAGAAATGGCAAATGCCAACGACGACAAAACAAGGTGCCAATCCATTACTTCACCCCCAATGGCTCGCGGCCAAGCACGAGATCAGTGGAAACGTCGAAGAAGTCGGCTATGCGCGACACATCACGCAACGTGAAATTTGAGCGGCCATGGAATTTGTCGCTGATGGCCTGCTCGGAGACGCCTAGCTCATGCGCCAGATCGCGCTGTGTGACGTGATTGTCTCTCATGAGTTTTCTTATCTGACTAATCATTTAAAAACTTTCAGACTAAAGATTTGATGAAGTTCTAGACCAAAGATTAACCATATGACGTAGCCAACACGCCGAGTACTACGCTAAAACCGTAGTAAAATGAATTTCATGACAATGCTAGATATTCAGCCGAGCGCTACATTGCGCAGGCAGGACGTTGTTGCGATGAATGCGAACATGATCTTGTCCAACAGCGGTTTAATGAAGAAGGACCTTGCTAAGGCAATGGGGCTCTCGCCGCAATCGATGGCGTCGAGGCTTCAGAGCAAGGCCGATTGGACCATTGACGAAACTTGCGCGGCGGCCGATTTCTTCGGCGTCCCGTTGATGGCTTTGCTGGATGAGAACTTAACGCCAGCAAAAGCCATGGAATATATAAAAAACCGCCGTTCCGATAATGGGAACGACGGTCAATTGGTAGCGGGGCATGGATTTGAACCATGGACCTCTGGGTTATGAGCCCAGCGAGCTACCGAGCTGCTCCACCCCGCGTCGGCTTGTCTTTAAGACAGCTCTATTAACTTTACGATTACTTCCAAATATGTCAAATCGGCGTGTCGCATCAGTCCGGCCATGCAAAACCGCGTTGCAAATAGCGCGTTATTCATTTTTCCTATAACGGTTTCGGCTGATCGTGGGGGCAGGGAAGTGCGCCATATCCGAGCCCGCACCATAATAGAAGCATGCCTATCAAGATCCCCAGCGGCCTTCCGGCCAGAGACATTCTCGACTCCGAGCGTATTTTCGCGCTTGAAAAGCCTGAAGCGGAGCGCCAGCGCGTGCGTCCGCTCAAGCTGGTGATCTTAAATCTCATGCCGAAGAAAATCGAGACGGAAACGCAGCTGCTGCGTTTGATCTCGAAAAGTCCGCTGCAGGTGGAGATCGATTTCATGAAGACCTCCACGCACGAGGGTACGCATGTGAGCGCCGACCATCTGGTGAAGTTCTATGAGACCATTGAGGCGTTCCAAGACAACTATTACGACGGCTTCGTGGTGACGGGTGCCCCTGTTGAGCATCTTGATTTCGAACAGGTCGATTATTGGGATGAGTTCAAGCAGATTCTTGACTGGGCTTCCGCGCATGTGTTCTCCACTATGTATTTGTGCTGGGGTGCGATGGGTGCGCTCAATTATCGCTATAACGTGCGTAAAGAGAATTTGCCAGAGAAGATTTTTGGCGTGTTTCCGCAGTATTTGCAGGATGAATACTGCTTTTTGACGAACGGCTTCGATGAGATTTGCCTGCAGCCGCATTCTCGCCTTGCGGGGGTGGACGAGGGTGATATCGCGCGCAATCCGGAGTTGCAGGTGCTCACGTGGGGTCCGAAGTCCGGTCCTGGGCTGATCGCCACCCGTGATTTTTCGGAAGTGTTCGCGCTTGGCCATTGGGAGTACGGCAAGTACACCTTGGCCGAGGAGTATGAGCGTGATATGAAGAAGGGCATGACGAATGTGCCGTTCCCCGAAAACTATTTCCCGCATGATGATCCGCAGTTGGAGCCGGTGTTCGCGTGGCGCGCCCATGCCAATCTCCTGTGGCGCAATTGGCTGAATTGGGTGTATCAGACCACGCCATACGATTTGAGCGAGGTTCCGCAGCTTCGTGCGCAGAAGCGTCTTGGCACGGATCGTTCGATTCGTCATCAGCCGGGTTCGCCGCGTGTCGACGCGTTTGCGCCGTTCGTGCGTGACGGTTATGGCGTGATTCGCGATTGA